CAGCTCGACAAGCAACGTGGCGGCGGGCGATGCGTTCACCATCGCGAACTGCAACTCGGTGCACCTGATCACCAAGCAGGACACTGGCCAGCCGATGACGTTCCGCGTTATCTCGGTTCCGGCGGGTGGTACGACGCTCGTCATATCCCCGCCGATCATCTCGGCTCAGGGCGGCAGCGATGCGGAAGTGCAATACCAGAACTGCGTGATGACGGCGACGGCGTCGAACGCTGGCATCACCTTCCTCAACACGGTGACGAACTTCGTCAACCCGTTCTGGTTCAAGGACTCGATCGAAATCCTGCCGGGCCGCTATGCGGTCCCGACGGATGCGGGTGCGTCCGTGATGCGTGCGGCAACTGATCAGGGCATCGAGCTCGTGATGCAGAAGCAGTACGACATCAATACGATGCGGACAAAATACCGCCTCGATACGCTCTATGGGGTTGTCAACAAACAGCCCATGATGAGCGGCGTGATCATGTTCAGCCAGACCTAAACGGAGAAATCGCACATGAGTTCCTTTCTCACCGGCGGCGGCCGTGTCTCCGTCACTCTCACCGCAACGCAGAAACTTGCGGTTGCTTCGCAGGGCCTGGTCAACGTCTACCGCACCAGCGGCTTTGCAAACTATCCGGACCAGACGTCGTTGCTTGGCACTGTGATCAACGGTCAGACCGTGTTCGGTACCTACACCGGCGGCGCGACGCTGATCATCGATGCCAGCGGCGGCCTGCCGACTTTCTACGAAGTGGGTACGGACCCGATCGTGAAGCAGGGCAGGATTGCCAACGGCGTTCAGGTCACGCCGACCGCCGAAACGACTGCCGTCACACTGACGGCGGCTGAACTCCTGACTGGCCTTGTGACCGGCACTCACGCAGCGGGCGCAACGCAGGCTTACACCCTGCCGACCGGCACGCTGCTTGATGCGGCGGGCACGTTCCTAGTCGATGAATACTTTGATTGGACGCTGATCAACCTGTCAGCTGCGGCTGCGGATACGATTACGATCACGGCCGGCGCGGACCATACCGTTGTCGGGACCATGATCTGCCAGTCGGCGCACGCGACAACCGGCGCGATCCACGGGAACGCCCTGCGCTTGCGTACCCGGAAGACGGCGGCGAATACGTTTGTTTCGTATCGTCTGGGCTAATCCTTGGGGGCGGGTCAAAAGCCCGCCCCCAACACTTTGGGAGAGACAAGTGCCGCTGAAGAAGGGCTACAGTCAGAAGACGATTTCCAAGAACATCTCGACCGAGATGAAGTCTGGGCGCCCGCAGAAACAGGCGATTGCGATTGCCCTGAGCGTGGCGAAGAAAGCAAAGCGGAAAGCGAAATGACCGATTTCCCGACCATCGTCTACCGCTGCCCGGGCGATCGCTGGGGACCTCCGGGCACGACCTATCAGAGCATCGGCGTTGCCGATCAGAAGGCATTTGACAAGGCGCTTGGCGAGGGTTGGTTTGCCACGCTGCCCGAGGCGGCCAGTGCGTTTCTGCGTCCCGCGCGTGTGGTCGCGGCGGTGGATGAGGAGCAGACGTTTGCCGATGAGGCCCCGCCGACGCGCGAGGAAATGTTGACCAAGGCTGCAGAGATCGGGCTTGCGGTCGATCGGCGCTGGTCCGACAAGACCTTGGCTAACAAGATCATCGAGGCGCTTGAGGTGGTTCCGTGAGCTGGACAAAGCGGGAGCTGGTACAGAACGCGTTCGAGGAAGTGGGTCTCGCAAGCTACGCTTTCGACCTGCAACCGGAGCAGATGCAAGCCGGGTTGCGTCGCCTGGATAACATGATGGCGACGTGGAACTCGCGCGGCCTGCGGCTAGGCTACCCGCTTACCGATAGCCCTGCGGGGTCTGATCTTGATCAGGAGGCGGGCGTTACGGACGAGGCGATCGAGGCCATTGTCGGCAACCTGGCTATTCGCCTTGCGCCCATGCTGGGCAAGACGGTCAGCCCGGACACCAAGGCGTCCGCTCGATCAGCTTACATGGCGCTCCTGAGCCGCCGCACAAATACGCTTGAGAAGCGCATTGACGTCAACGCGGTGCCGGCCGGTGCGGGCACGAAATACTGGCGTGTCAGCGGTGATCCGTTCCTTTTGGACGAGGAACGTGGTTTAACCGTCGGGCCTGACGACGTGCTGAATTTGGAGAGCTGACCGTGGCCGACATCAATCAACTTTCCTCGACTGATACGCTGGCAGCGGGCGATCTTCTGCCAATCTGGCGTACCTCGAACGGAGACACACGCAAAACGTCGATGACGGCCCTGCAGTCCTACATGCAGACCAATTTGACGTTCCCGTCCGCGACGGGGCAGGCGCAATTCGTGGTGCAATACGCAGCGCCGGTGGCGACTGGCTTCACGGTAGCGCTGGTTTCGACGTCGAATAATCAATGGCTTGTCCTGTCGCCGACTGGACCATTTGCGGCGGGGACGATCACTTTCCCGCCAATCGCCAGCGTGGTGGATAATCAGGAAATCCTGATCTACTCGACGCAGGTCGTCACGGCGCTGACCATCAGCGGCAACGGCGCGACGGTTGCGGGTGCTCCGGCCAGCATCAGCGCCAACGGCGCGGCGCGGTTCAAGTACAACGCTCTGGGCTCTGTCTGGTATCGGATCGACCAGGAGGCAGACCCGGAACTGGTCGCGATTGCGGCTCTGGCCACGTCTGGATTGATCGCGCGCACGGGCGCGGGGACAGCAGCGGCGCGCACGGTGACGGGCTCCACGGGGCTTACAGTGACCAATGGCGACGGGGTATCGGGCAACCCGACCCTGACGCTTGACGCTACGCTGGCTGGCATCTCGGCGGTGACCACGGCAGCGGACCAACTGGTCTATTCGTCTGGCGTTGACACGTTCACGACGACCAGCTTCACGGCTTTTGGGCGCACGATCGCGGGCAGCGCGCAGCAGTCCACGACCGGCACGGCGACGGGCTTTACGGCGGGTGCAGGCACGAACGTTACCGACGCCTCGACATTCACCGGCGCCACTGGCGCGACGGCCTATCGCATCAGCGACATCGTGCGAGCACTTAAGAACGTGGGGATACTGGCGCCATGATCGAGGAAGTAAAAGCGATCCTGTCCGGATGGGACAACGTGCGTGTCGAGGATAACGGCGCGTACTGGCTGGTTGCAGGCAGCTATCAGGGCCAAGCCCACGCAGGCACGCGGGTTGATCCTGTCAGCCTGGCGCACGATCTGGCGAAGCTGGCGGGATCGTGGGTTGAACCGCCGGTTGACGCTTACGAGGCGCACTGGGAGGCTGTGACGGCTGGCAAGCTGGTGGACGCTGTGCCGTTTGTGGATCCGATAATGGCCGAGAATGACGCCCTGCGCGCTCGCATCGCGGAGCTTGAGGCGACCCTAGCTGCTCCCGTGCTTGAACTGTCCAGCGAGCCGCCGGCCGAGGCGCTGCTGGAGGCCTACCCGGACGAGGATCACGCTTCCTTGAAGGCGCGCATCATGGCTGAGTTCGCGTCGCTTCGGAACATGCTGATTGGCAGCATTCCGATGACGCCGGAACAGCTTAACCGGCTCGTGGCGCTAGAGCATCCGAAATACCAAAGCTGGCTGCAAGGGGTAACCAAATGATCGACCAGACATTCGCGCCGGCTTACGGGCAGGGCGTTACGGCCAGCGTGACGGGCACCTCAGCCAACTCCGCGATTGGCGTGGGGTCCAAGTCCATCGTGATCACCAACACAGGCGCTAGCAACGTCTTTGTCCGCACCGGCTTGACGGGCCTGGCGGCGACGACGGCGGATTACATCCTGCTTCCGCTGTCGCAGGTGAGCATCAGCAAGCCGCAGGATCACACCCACGTCGCCTATATCTGCGCTGGCGTGGAGACTTCGACCATCAACATCATCCCCGGCGAGGGCTTCTGATGTGGCGTAACCGCGACAGGTCACGGATGCGGGCGGGTGCCCCGATCTCTGAAACCAAAGAAATCATCACCCGTAACGGGTCCTATATTTCGACCCGTAACGGGTCGCTTGTGATCGCGAGGCAGTAATGGCTACGCAGAACATTTTTGATCTTTCGGACACATGGAACGCGGGCGGCACCACGTTCACGGCGATCAAGATGAACGCGACGGACACCGCGTCGGCGTCGGACTCGCTGCTGATGGACTTGCAGAAAGACGGCGTTACGCAAGTCAGCGTTTCAAAATCCAGTGTAATTTCCCGCACGCCGAGCATGACTTATAGCACCGTCATAGATAACATTGGTTTTACGGCAACTGTCCCCAGCGGGCAAACAAATTCAGTGCGGCTGCTTCAGACCGGCATCGCCAACGTCACGATTGCAAATCTTGCATCAACTGGTCGCGCGGCTATTTGGGGCGATGCAAATTTCTTGCAACTTGGCGCACCAAACGCAGCCTCTCCAGTAGCGCAGACGCTTGGAACGCAAGGTTCGCGGGCCGGAACAGATACAAACGTTGGCGGAGCTAACCTGACAATTCAGGCGGGCGGCGGCACAGGCACGGGGACGCCATCGACGTTGATCCTGCGAAGCCCTGTCGCAGCCGGCAGCGGTTCCGGTGCGCAAACGCAAACCACCGGCCTGACTATTAAAGTCGGCACGGCTGTGATGACCAGCTACACGGTCGCAACTCTCCCCGCCGCTGCAACTGCTGGGGCAGGCGCGCGGGCATTCGTGACTGACGCACTGGCTCCCGTGTTCGGCAGCGCAGTTGCTGGCAGCGGCGCGGTCGGTGTCCCAGTTTACTCAAACGGCGCAGCTTGGAACGTGGGGTAAGGCGTGATTTCCGACCGCGCCAAGGATGTGTTTTTGCTGGCGCTGATCGGCCTGACTGTGACCGCTTGCGCCACCATCCAGAGCATCGATCCCGTGCAGACGCCTCCCGCCCGCTTCCAGAGCGACACCACCGCAACCGTAGAGTTTCTCGCTGCCGAGCGCATCATCCCGCGCTGCATTGAGCGTGGGGCCGCCATGATCGCCAACGCCTGCGCGGACACGAAGCTGATAACGATCACCAACCCCTGCGCTTATCAGGGCGAAAGTTTTGCACGGCGCCTATGTCACGAGATGGCGCACATAAATTCGTGGCCCGCAGACCATAGCAACCCGCCCGTGATCAGGCCCGCGAGCGAGAGCCCGCAGGCAAAGGCTCTGGCAGGTAGCTGATGCAAATCCCCATCCTCTCTGGCGCCTACAGCGACGGCAACGCGGATTTCCGCGTTAGCTATCCGCTCAACCTTGTCCCCGTGGTGCAGCAGCAGGGCATCAGCAACGGATACCTGCGGCCGGCGGACGGCATTGTGAGCAACGGCACGGGGCCGGGCCTGGATCGCGGCGGCATTGAGTGGAACGGCATCCTCTACCGGGTGATGGGAACGAACCTTGTCAGCATCAGCGCAACAGGCGTGGTGACAACGATCGGCACCATCCCCGGCACTAACCGCGCGATCATGGTCTATAGTTTTGACTACCTCGCAATCGCGGCCGATGGCGCGCTTTACCTCTATGACGGGGCCACGCTGGCGCAGGTAACCGACCCCGACCTTGGGACAGTCGTGGATGTCGTATGGATCGATGGCTACTTCATGACCACGGACGGGCAAAGCCTCGTCATTACCGAGCTGAATAACCCGTTCGCCGTTGATCCTCTCAAGTACGGGTCCAGCGAGATCGATCCTGACCCGGTTGTCGGCCTGATCAAGCTTCGGAATGAGGTTTACGCGGTAAACCGCCACACGGTCGAGGTGTTTCAAAACGTTGGAACCACGGGCTTTCCGTTTGAGCGCATCGCGGGCGCGCAGATCACGCGGGGAAGCGTCGGCGTCAATGCAAACTGCGCCTTCCTTGACCAGATCGCCTTCATTGGCGGCGGGATGGGCGAAGGTATCGCGGTCTGGCTGGGGGTGAATGGCAATTCGCAGAAGATCAGCACGCGCGAGATCGATATCGTCCTGTCAGGCTATACCGAGGCGCAGCTTGCGCTGGCGTTCATGGAGACCCGCACGGATCGCGATCACCGGCAACTGCTGATCCACCTGCCAGACAAGTGCCTTGTCTATGACGGGGCCAGCAGCGCGGGCGCTCAACAGCCGGTCTGGTATTGCCTGTCGTCAAGCCTCGACGGGACCGGCGTTTATCGCTCCAGCCGTCTGGTGTACGCGTACAACCGCTGGAACACGGGCGACACGCAGTCAAACGCGTTCGGCTACCTCGTTGACAACGTCTCGACCCACTGGGGCCAGACGGTCGGCTGGAATTTTCAAACGCAAATCGTCTACAACGAAAGCCGCGGCGTTGTGGTGCATGACCTTGAGCTCGTGGCGCTTACCGGGCGCGTCGCGCTTGGTGCGGATCCGCAAATCTCGACGTCCTACAGCCAGGATGGCGTGACCTACAGCCAGCCTAAATTCATCAAGGCCGGCAAGATAGGCGATAGATCCAAGCGGCTGGTGTGGATGCAGCAGGGCAGCTTTCGCAACTGGCGGCTGCAACGCTTCTCGGGCACGTCTGACGCCTTCCTGTCCTTCGCGCGGCTAGAGGCGCGGCTAGAGCCGCTGGCCTGGTAATGGCGGACCCCAAAGCCCTTACCCGCAACCAGATTGCCGCCTTCGTCGGCAACGATCCTGAGGCTATCCGCGCCATTGAGCGGCTGTTTCGGGTCGCGGGCGAGCTGACACCGGCGGATATCATTACGCTGGGAGAGGCGATTGAGGCCAACACGCTGGCCCTTGGCGCGGCGCAGGATCAGGCCGAGGTGCTGACGGCTATCGCGGGTGAGCTAACGCAGCGTGTGGTGCAGGCCGATACGGCTACGGCGCTGGCGCAATCGGCGCTGGCGTCCCTAGGCAAAATCGGGGATGTGGCCGATTTCCTCGCGCTGGCACCGCCGCGTGACCCGCCAAAGCGGCTGTCTTACGGGTCCTTTTATGACCTCAACACGCAGCAAGCGGCTCTGATCAATACCGAATACACGGTCAGCTTCAGCAACACCGATTTGAGTTTTGGCGTCTATCTGGCGGGCAGCCCGGCCACACAGATCACGGTTGACCAGAACGGGGTTTACAACTTTCAGCATTCCATCCAGATCGACAAAACCACGGGCGGCAAGGGGCTGTTTTACCTGTGGTACGCCAAGAACGGAACGGCAGTTGCTAACAGCGCGACCAGAATGAGATTGGAGGGCAACAATTCCGAAAACGTCGCGGCGTGGAATTTTGTCTTTGATCTCAAGGCCGGCGATTATATCCAGTATAAGTGGA